TTGCACTCTACTCAAATATAACATATAAATTTATCACTATACAAATTTTAAACAAATTTAAATGTAGACGCGTATAGTCGACATCCCCTAGGGACTACATTTATTATATTCTAGGAGGAATATTAATATGTCAAATACAACTTTTTCGGGACCCGTAAGATCGGAGAACGGATTTAAAAATATAAGTAAAACTGCATCAACTGGTGTGGTTCACGATAGAACTTTTGGTACACCTGCAAAAGACGCAAGAAGAGCTTACTTAGAAGAAGACTTCATGCAAAGACCGGGTATCAATGCAAATATAGACCAAGTATCTACAGTTGAAGTTCAAAGAGCTTTAAACAGAAACTGGGAAGCATTAGGAACTAACATGACTACTGCTCTATGTACATTTGCGACAACTGGCGCTGGAGTTTTAGTAACAACAGCAGGCGCTGATCAAGATCAAGGTATTTTGTTACCACATTTAGATACTGCAGCGACATCATGGGCAGGAACTTTATGGGGTACTGAAAACTCTGTACATTTTGAAACATCACTACAGATACCTGCACTTGATAATCAAAAAGTTTGGGCTGGTCTAAAGTTAACTAATGATCAATTAGTTGCTACGGACGCTAACCAAATGTTCTTTAAATATCAAACAGATGCTACAAACAGTGAAGCCTTTAGCGATTTTGCTAAATGGCATTTTGTTCATAGTATTGCTGACACTGATTATATTAGTGTATTACCAATTACTGTTGCGATAAACACACCATATCACTTTAAAATTGAAGTTGATTCAGACAGAAAAGCGACAATTTTTGTAAATGGTATTCAATACAATGTAACAACTACAGCGGGCAGCACAGGCGGTACAGCGGTAACAGCGGTACAACCAGGTAAAGCAGTTACTAAAACAGCAGCTTTAACAGACAACATTGATTTAATTCCTTATGTTGGAATTGAAGCAGGAGACGGTGCAGCGGAAGCAGTCAACGTTCACTATGTTGCGTGTAGCAGAAACGTATACGAATAATAAATAAAGACTTTAATTAGAGCAGGGGCTTCGGCCCCTTCTCTCTAACAGGAGGAAAAAATGGCAGACGCAGTAACAAGTCAAACTTTATCAGATGGCGATCGAACCGCTGTAATGAAGTTTACAAATATATCAGATGGTAATGGTGAAGCATCTGTAGCAAAAGTAGATGTCTCAGCTTTAACCGCGAATTCACATACAGGAGCCGCTTGTGCAAGAGTTCATATTACACAAGTATGGTATGCAATTTCAGGAATGAGAATCGATTTAGAATGGAATGCTTCAACTAATGTTAAAGCATTAATTTTAGGTGGTGGAGTAACTTTAGAACCTACGAATGGACATTTTGATTTTAGATCTTTCGGTGGAATTAAAAATAACGCAGGTAGTGGCATTAATGGAGATATTGATTTAACAACATTACATCATACCGCTAATGATGCCTACACGATTGTTTTAGAATTAAGAAAATCTTACTAGGAGGTAGCGCATGGCTAATACTACTTCCGGAACAGTAACGTTCGATAAGACTTTTGCTGTAGACGAAATCATTGAAGAAGCCTACGAGCGAATCGGCTTACAATCTGTTTCGGGATATCAATTAAAAACAGCAAGACGTTCTTTAAATATTTTATTTCAAGAATGGGGCAATAGAGGTTTGCACTACTGGGAAGTAGGCGATACTAATATTGATCTTGTTGAAGGCCAAGCTGAGTACACTTTCTACAGAGCAACAGGAGATGGAACTTCATCAACAACCGTTGGTGGAACAACAGGAACATCAACTTATGGTGTTGCTGATGTTTTAGAAGCAACTTACCGAACAGGTAGAGGTACCACTTCTGAAGCGGATTCTGCTCTTACTAAAACAGATAGATCAACTTATTCTGGACTCGCTAATAAATTATCTGAAGGAACACCTACAAGATATTTTGTTCAAAGATTCGTGGATAAAACAACTGTCACTTTACACCCAACACCTAATTCAACAGCAGCATCAAAAGACGTTCACCTTTTCTTTGTCAAAAGAATACAAGACGTTGATGCAACTTACACTGATGCAACCGATGTCCCTTATCGTTTTGTACCTTGTATGGCATCAGGATTAGCATTTTATTTAGCACAGAAATACGCTCCACAAAGAACACAAGAATTAAAATTATTTTACGAGGATGAATTAGCAAGAGCACTATCAGAAGATGGTTCTTCTACAAGTGTTCATATTCTTCCTAAAACTTATTACCCAGGAACATAATGGCATTCGCAAGAGGAAAATACGCAAAAGCAATATCAGACCGATCAGGTATGGAATTTCCCTACAATGAAATGATGAAGGAATGGAATGGTATGCTTGTTCATAGATCAGAGTATGAAGCAAAACATCCTCAGCTTGAGACAAGAGGTACTGGCACAGAGGGTCATGGACTACAACATGTAAGACCCGCAAGAGAAGAAAATGAAGTATCTAGAATGCTAGATCCTAATCCTTTTGAAACGATTGCTGCAGCTTCTGGAATTATAAATGTATTTGAAAAATCTCATGGTAGATCTACAAGTGACACCGTAAGATTTAGAGGTCCTATTTGGACAAACTCTGATTCAGATGCTTATCAAAATCCAGTAGGATTTGATGGCATTACAGGATCCAATCTTGCATACTCATCAGGTTATTCAATTACAGTTGGCAAAAGAGATTCAAGCGGAGATATTACAAACACAGATGATTACTATCACTTTACTGTGAATACAAACACTGCTACAAGTGGAGCAGTATCAGGAGGAGGCAATAGTTGTTCGGCTGGTCCAGCAACTATAACAGCATAATATGGCAGGTTTTACTTACGCAACATTAACAACAGCAATTCAAAACTATACAGAAGTTTCAACTTCTGTATTATCAAGCACAATTACAGATCAGTTTATTGATAATGCTGAACTTAGAATTTTTAGAGAAATACCTATTGATGCTAATAGAAAAGAAATGGTAGGTAATCTTACTGCTTCAACAGATAATATTCATGTTCCTGCGGGAGCTTTATTTGTGAGAGGTGTTCAGGTTTATACTTCAACATCGGTGGCAACCGGAGCTAATAGCTGGTTAGATAAAAAAGATATTAGTTATTTAAGAGAATACGACGCTGCTCAAACAACAACAGGCACACCCAAATATTATGCGATGTCAGGCGGAGCAGAAGGAACAGGCGCAACATCGTCAGGAAGAATAACAGTTGTTCCTACACCAAGCTCAGCTTTTATGTACAGAATTCATTATAATGCTAGACCCACTCCTCTAAGCTCAGCGAATACTACAAATTTCATTAGCTTAAATTTTGGAAATGGTTTATTGTATGCCTGTTTAGTTGAGGCATATGGCTATTTAAAAGGTCCAATGGATATGTTACAACTTTATGAACAAAAATATCAAACTGAAGTACAAAAGTTTGGTGGAGAACAAATAGGTAGAAGAAGACGAGATGATTATACGGATGGAGAACCTCGTATACCTGTTCCGTCTCAGACACCGTAAGGAATTAAAATATGGCAACACTCACAGTATCAGTCAAAGAAGCAATTACACTTAACAATGTCGATTATGGATCGGAACGATCTTTAGATATTGCTAGTGTAAATGAAATAGTAAAAAGAGTCGTAACGGCATCTACAACAGAATGTGGATTAATTGGATTTTTATCAGCACTCAGTAGTGTTGGTGTAAGCGCTAACAAAGTAGGTTATGTTGCAGGAATGTTTGATGATGGTGATGTTAGATATATTAGAATTACAAATTTAGATTCATCAAATTTTATTACGTTAACGTTTAGAGATGAAGACAATACAGAATTTAGAATGAAGGTTGACGCTGGTCACTCGTTTATTTATCCAGGTGATAATAGCGGTGGCGTTGTGGACACGATGAAAGCATCAGGATCTGCTTTAGCTTCAGGCCTTTCAGATTTAGTAGATATTACAGTTGATACAGATACTGCATCATGTGATGTAGAAATATTTGTGGGAAGCGCGTAGAATAAATGGCATCGACATATACAGATATTGGCACAGAGTTAATGACCACTGGCGAAAACGCCGGTAACTGGGGAACAAAAACTAACACCAATATAAAAATTTTAGAAGAAGCCCTTCGTGGCTATGTTGCACAATCTATTGCAGGTAGTGCTCAGACTACAGCTTTAACATATTCAGATGGTTCGACAGGTGATGCTGCTCGAAACATGGTGATTGCTTTAACAGGATCGATTACAGGAAATCAAGTTGTAACCGTTACCGCTAAAGAAAAATTATGGATTGTCGATAACCAAACGTCTGGTGCTTATACCGTTCAGTTTATGGTATCAGGTCAAACAGGTGTCACTTGGGCGACAACCGACAAAGGAACAAAAATACTCTATTGCAATGGTACCGATGTTATTGACTCAGATATTGGTGGTGTTGGCTCTTATGATTTAAATGGTGAAGAATTAATTTTAGATGCGGATGCGGATACAAGTCTTACAGCAGATACAGATGATCAAATTGATATTAAAGTTGGCGGAACAGATCAAATAACAATTAAAGACGGAGCATTATCGCCTGTCACTACTAATGATATTGATCTTGGTACTGCATCATTAGAATTTAAAGACGCTTTTTTTGATGGCACAGTAACTTCAGATGCTTTTGCAGGTCCTTTAACAGGAAATGTAACAGGAAACGCTTCTGGTACAGCAGCTACAGTAACAACTGCAGCTCAATCAAATATAACAAGTTTAGGTACTCTTACAACTTTAACCGTTGATAATATTATTACTAACGGTGCAACAATCGGACATACAAGTGATACAGATTTA